CCCCTAGGGGGCCCCGGCGCTGTGTGACAATCGAGGTAGTAATACCTCATATCAGAAGGAGGTACCTTCTGGGACCTGACCAGGCCCTACCGCTCTCGACCCCGCCATAAGGTGGGGACTCGCGTCCGGAGCATCCCTGACTGGTTAACAGTTAGGGGTAATCCGACTATGACACGGGTTCGGTTAATTCGTTCCACGGGTGCTGTTAGTACAACAGTTACCCCTGGTCTGAAGATACCCGGGCCGAGAGGGACACAGACTACTGTGTCCGAAAATCATACCGAGTTCTGGGATCCGAAGGCTCGTCGCCCTCGTGTTCCTGGAATGGACGTCGGTGGCAGATTCTTTACGCAAAGGTTTTATACCTGGGCGCCTACGGCGATACCGGTTGATTACCGGTTCTCGTATGTAGATTCTGCTGTAACAGATCAGTACCATTACCACGGTCCGATCTATGCTTACCCTCCGCAAGTTGCGGCTGATGGCCTTCTTTCTTTTGCTAGCTCTGAGAGCTCGCTTAAGTCGAAGGGCACAGAAGCAATTGCGAAGTGTAAGCCGACTAATCCGGTCGCCGATGTTGCCACCTTTTTAGGAGAGTTGAAGAGTGACGGTTTACCGAAACTCCTTGGCTCTTCGCTCTGGAAGAAGAAAACACTCGAAGCCCGCGATGCGGGTGACGAGCTTCTTAATTCAGAGTTTGGGTGGAAACCTCTTGTCGGAGACATCACCGATATAATCGATGGTGTCAAGCACGCTCGTGATCTTATCGATCAGAAAGAGCGTGATGCCGGCAAGATTGTTAGGCGACGGTATGAATTTCCTGTTGAGGAATCCATAAAGGACGAGATACTTTCGAGCCAGACAGCCGTCTTAGAGGCGACTGGTGGCGCGATAGGTATCTTCGATCCTTTGTTGGAGAGTAGGGTTCACAAAGAAACATACACATATCGGAAGATATGGTTTTCAGGAGCCTTTACCTACCATATGCCGACCGAGAATTGGTACTCTCGATCTGCTATTGGTAAGTTAGGTGAACAGATTGATACCGTTTTCGGTACTCAACTGTCTCCTGAAGTTCTTTGGAACCTTGCTCCATGGAGTTGGGCCGTTGACTGGTTCGCAAACGTAGGGGATGTCGCTGACAACCTCTCCGATTGGGCTAGTGACGGTTTGGTGTTGAACTGGGGCTATATAATGGAACACTCTGTAAAGAGGGTTCGGTTTTATAACCCAGGTCGAGGTGGATTGCGAAATCCTTACCTCGGTATCAGTGATGTCATTGCTGAAGTCGAAACTAAGCAACGATATCCTGCAACACCGTTCGGGTTCGGAGTTAGCTGGAATGGTTTGTCACCACGCCAGCTTTCCATAGCTACTGCGTTGGGAATCACCCGACGCTCGTAGCGGTTGAACCACAGTGTCTTGCCAATCGGGGCTCGTGAACCGAGTCCTAGGAGTGATGCCTATGTCCTTTGCCGATCCCCAAACCGTAACCATCTCGGCGGTTCCGATCACTTTGCCACGCACCAGCGTGGACAAGGATGAGTCGGAATACACCAGTGGCGACGGCCTGGTCAAACTCCTCGTTTCCCATGAGTACGGGAAGCGATCAAGGAGGATGATTCGGATCGATCACAGTAAGCTTACTACGGATCCGTTCCGTCCGTCGGAAAATGTCAAGGTCGGCATGAGTAATTATGTCGTCTTTGACCTTCCGGCTGCCGGATACACGACCGCAGAAGCCCTCGCTGTCTGGGTCGGTTTCAACACCGCCCTAACAGCGTCCTCAAACGCTCTCATATCCAAGGTTTTGGGTGGAGAGTCCTGAGGAGTGCAATGAGTTCGACAGGGATCGCTGGGATGATCTTCTCTCCGTATGGAGAAAGGATGTACCTCGCGATCTCCGCTGGCTTTTCGATGAGATGATCTATGAGTACGCCAGGAGCGAAAGCTTCCGACGAAACATCAGAGACGCCCACCGTCAAGCCGAAGCGGAAAAGTATCGGGTTAACCATACCCACACTTCCGTCGAAGAGGACTGATGATTATTACGAGGTACGTATCCAGTTCAGCCGAAAGGCGGCTGGACTCGTTGTCTCGATAATGATCATCTTTTCTAGGCTCATTGAATCCCTAGGAATGGAATTACTAAATTCCATATTCTAAGGGAAGCAATAGGATCTAGGCTGAGGATCGTGCCACCCCCTAGTAAAGGAGGGACACGTGAAAAGCCTGATCTCACTCTGGTCCTGTACAGCCGAGGAATTGGCTGTACGATGCCACACCAGCGCCGCTCGCGACATAACAACTGTTGCGAGTCGCACCGAACATGAGGGGTTATCCTTTCTAGGGATAACCCTGGCAGACTACGGCAAGTCGTTCCAAAGATGGCTTGACGTAGGATCTGTCGACCCTTCGGATCTTCCGGCCTTTAGACGGGCTGGAGGTGATCGTACTGGTTTCCCTGCATTCCTGCAAGGTTTCCTTGGTCGTGTGTTCGATGCTGCCAGTGGTGCACTATTGGATCAACCTGACATAGAATCAATCTATGCTATACGTCAATTGACACTGATGTTTAGCAAGATCGCTCTTTCGCAGGAGTCTCTAGTCGAGACCCCGCTCAGACTTGCTCGATCGAGCAGATCTGTCGGAGCTAACCGCCGCGAGGTGGTCAGCCCGAAACGTGAAAGAGCGGCTATGTCGGAGTACGTCCAATGTGAGCAGGATGTTCGGACCTCTGATTCTTTTCTTGATCCATCCTATATGGATGATTTCAAGAGAATGTCAGAGATGCTTTTCGGTCGTATCTTCTCATACCTTGATAGCGATATCAGGGATGAGCAGATCTTTCCGAAGCATGGTCCAGGTGTCGTCGCAGATAAACTCTCCTCTAACGAGAAGTGGAATCTGCGATCCTGGCCCTCCAGGCTGGAGCCCTTTATGAGGTCTTCAACCTACCTATTCCCTAATCGTCGTCATTGGTTGACGAGTGAAGGGGGTCGGGCGAACATTCTCGAACCTGACGCGGAGATACCTGTGAGGGTTATCACCGTGCCTAAAACGCTCAAGACACCAAGAATCATTGCGATAGAGCCTGCTGCGATGCAATATGCGCAGCAAGGTATCTATCGTAGGATTTTGGAAGTGGTTAAAGAGGATAGCTTCCTCTACCACGCCGTCGGGTTTGAAGATCAAGAGCCGAACCGTGCTCTTGCTCTGAAGGGTTCTTTCGACGGAACCCTCGCTACACTAGACCTTAGTGAAGCGTCCGATCGTGTCTCGAATCAGCTCGTACGTACCATGACACTGGATTATCCCCATTTGTTTGGGGCGGTCCAAGGGTCACGGTCACGGAAGGCTGATGTGCCTGGTCATGGCGTTATACGCCTGGCCAAGTTCGCGTCTATGGGTTCAGCTCTCTGCTTTCCCTTCGAAGCATTCGTCTTCCTGACGGTTGCTCTCTTGGGGATTGAAAGAGAACTTAGTGCCCCGCTCTCCCGGAACCAAGCTATTCGCTTGTTCTCCGGGCAGGTGCGTGTCTTTGGAGACGATATCATCGTCCCCAGAGACTATGTGCTGTCCGTTGTCAACGAACTCGAAACTTTTGGGTTTCGGGTCAATGTTGGCAAGAGCTTCTGGACCGGAAGGTTCAGAGAGTCTTGCGGTAAAGAGTACTTCGATGGTACCGACGTTAGTATAACGAAGGTCCGTCGAGTGCTCCCAACCCAACGGCAGGATGCTGAAGGAGTAATTGCAGCTGTTTCTCTGCGGAACCGCCTTTACTGGGCGGGCCTTTGGAAAAGCGCTGCATGGATGGATGCTTATCTGCGTCGAATCTTGCGATTCTTCCCAGATGTAGCGCCATCCTCTCCTCTCCTAGGCCGGGAGTCGGCAGTTGGATATGGTTTCCAACGCCTTCATCCATACCACCATAGCCCCCTAGCTAAGGGCTATACTAAGGTGGCCAAACCCCCTCTAGATCATCTAGAAGGGACTGGGGCCTTACTAAAGTGTCTCGCGGTAGACCCTCCGCTGGAGCCAGAGTATGAACTACTCGGGCTCCGGAAGCGTGAAAGACTACCGGTCGACGATACCCTCGTTGACAGCGAGCACCTGGAGCGTTCTGGACGCCCCAAGCGCGTCGGCATCAAGCTTGGGTGGGCTTCGCCCTACTAATTGGCGAAGTGGGGTTATATTCCCCAGTGGGAGATACGATGCATCGCATCCTATCTCGCCATCGAATTGGACCAGATATTAGTTGGCCCAAC